TCCACGACCTGACTGCCGGAGGTAATCGTAAAGAGCCGTTTGTCTGCGGTGTTAACCGCCAGCTCCGCGCCGCCTGCCGCGTTGGTCAAATTGGCCGTGGCCGGGATAGCACCCGGAGTGTTACTGCGTTTGGTCAAAATAGTAGGCATTAGTATGCTCCCCCGCTCAGGGTTCCCGTGGCGTTCGCCAAGTCAAGATAATAACTTCCGTGCTGCCCATCCAGCAAATCGGCGTTGAGGTTGGTTACAAGTGTCGTAGAGGCGATCACGAGGCTACCCAAGGATAGGTTAGTGATACTCGCACTGGTGCCCGCTAGGGTCGTTACCGTGCCGCTCGTAGAGGTTAAGTTCGTTGCCGTCAAAGACCCCGTGCTGAGGGTCGTAATCCCAGCAGAAGTTGAGGTCAGCGTCGTAATTGTTGCCGAGGTAAAGGTTGCATTACTCAGCGACAGGCTGCTTACGGTCAGGCTGCTAACCGACAGGTTGGTAATACCCGCCGAGGTCGCCGTCAGGGTCGTGACCGTACCGCTCGTAGCCGTCAGATTCGTAGCCGTCAGAGAGCCGCTGCTTAGGGTCGTAATATCCGCAGACGTACTCGTGAGCGTAGTAATGGTCGCGCTCGTGAACGTGGCGTTGCTCAAAGACAGGCTAGAGACGGTCAGGCTGGACACGGACAAATTCGTAATGTCCGCGCTGGTGCTCTTGAGCGTTGAGACGGTACCGCTCGTTGAAGTCAAATTGGTTAGCGTAGCCGAATCGCTGGTCAACACCGTGACGTTGCCACTCGCGTACCCCAAGGCCGTGCCCGACAGCGTGGTAATCGCAGCCGAGGTGCTTGTGAGCGTCGTGATCGTGGCGCTGGTAAAGGTGGCATTGCTAAGCGAAAGACTGCTAACCGTCAGGCTAGAGACAGACAAATTGGTGATGTCTGCGCTTGTGCTCTTAAGTGTTGCAACCGTGCCACTCGTGGCAGAGAGATTGGTCAACGTAGCCGAGTCGCTCGTTAGAACTGTGACGTTGCCACTGGCATAACCCAGCGCCGTACCCGAGAGCGTCGTAATCGCTGCGCTCGTGCTGGTCAGCGTCGTAATGGTGGCGCTTGTGAATGTCGCGTTGCTCAGCGACAAACTGCTCACAGTTAGGCTTGATACCGACAGATTCGTAATGTCTGCCGAACTGCTAAAGAGCGTGCTGATGGTGCCGCTGGTCGAAGTCAAATTGGTGGCGGTCAACGATCCACTGGTCAGCGTCGTGATATTCCCGCTCGTAGACCCAAGCGTGGTAATCGTCGCACTACCAATGCTCGCGGTCGTAATACTTGCAGAACCCGCGCCAAGCTGCGAAATTGATGCACTTGTTACCGAGAGCCGAGTGACCGTCGAAGAGGTAAACGTAAAGTTATCAATTGTCGCGCTGGTCGCCGTGAAGTTAGTGACGTTCCAGTTCGTACCATTCAGCGTGGCAATCGTGCTGCTCGTCGAAGTCAAATTCCCAAGCGTAGCCGAATCGCTCGTCAGCGTCGTGATGTTTCCACTCGTCGCGCCAACGTTCGTAACCGTGATGCTGCCGCCAGAAATGGAGACATTGTTCGCGTCCTGAGTCGCCATCGTCCCAAGACCCAAGTTCGTACGCGCATTCGATGCTGTACCTGCACCTGTACCGCCGTTGCTAATCGCAAGCGTACCCGACATCGTGAGCGTGCCCGCAGTCGTAATGGGACCGCCCGTGAACACCACACCCGAAAGCGTGCTGCTCGCATTGACACTCGTAACGGTTCCTTGACCCGTCAGCGTCTTCCACTCCGGCGCACCCGCACCGTTAGACGACAGCACCTGATCCTGCTGACCCACCGTCGTCAGATCAAAATTGGTTCCGTTGGAGTAAACAATCGCGCCAGCAATCGGAGACAACGATGCCCCAGTACCACCACGACCCATCGGCAATACGCCAGAAGTCTTCGCGCCATCCGACAGATTCACAGCCGGGTGAACGTGATCTTCTCTAGCAATTTTACTAGACGTACCCATCGCTGCCGTACCACCCGCAAGCGGTACCGAAGTCGCATAGTCAATGGATAGCGTCAGATTCTGCGCAAGATTCCCACCACCAATGATTCCGCTGCCGGTGTTGATCTGACGCGAATCCGGTACATATCCCGTAATAACCAGCGAGGTCGTGCTAATGTTTGTGACGCGGCCTTTGGAACTGACCGTAATAACCGGTACCTGCGCACCCGTGCCATACGTGCCCGCAGCGACACCCGTCGCGTCCAACTGCGTATCACCGATGCCCCCGTTCGCTACCGCAATCGTAATGTCGTGCGACAGCGTACCGCCGCCAGTAAGTCCCGTACCTGCGTTAATTGCACGACTCGGCGGAACCGTCAGATTCTGATTGATCTGACTGAACTGAACCTTGTAGGTCGTACCCGAAATAACAATAGGAAAATAACCCGCCGGGTCAGCGACCGGGGCTTCTGGCAGCTGCGTGATTCTGGCCGGAATTAAATTACTCGGGACCGTTGCCATCAGGGCACCTGTTCCGGCTCAAGGTAATCGTCGCCTTGTTCGTTGATCAAGAACGTGTTGCCGTCTTCAGAAATCACACCGTAGGGTGCGCTGCTAAGAGGAGCGTCTGGTCTTACGAATGGCAAAGTAATTCGCTCTGTTTGACGAGCGGGCAGACGATAAGGGTCGAGTTCGTCAAGATCATCTTTACATACGCGAAGACCCGGCGCGTTGGGATCAGACATCAATTCTTCAAGCGGAAACTTGCGAGAACACCGGTCGCAAATTCCAATGGCCGCATAAACTTTTCCGCGTGTATCAAGGTAAAGCGGCATGGCTTATCTCGTATACACAGAAATTTGCGGTTGCCAGTAGATCGGAGAATTATCTCTTTCTTCCGCTTCCGCCTGCGCCAACGCCTTCTCTGCTTTTGCATCCAAAATTGGCATTAGTCCTGCATCAACTTCCGGAGTTTCTTCCGCTAATTTACATGCCAACATCGCAACGACTGCATCAAACCAACGCTGCGGAATTTCCAACTCTTGCGTCATGGTGCCAACGTCCATGATGTACCGATGCCGCCACACCACAATCTGTTGCGTCTCTGCGGTTTCATTCGGAATCGGCCACAAGCGCATCACCGGCTGGTTGATCTGACGGTCAAACCAGAACTGCAAAGGACGACCTTCAAATGACTTGTTGGGCAGCGCCGTATAGTCATCGCGGTTTAATCGCGCTATAGGGATTTCTGTAGGCGTGTTCCCGAAATAAACATCTGAGGTCGTTAGGGTTCCGCTCGTTACACGAACACGGAAATAATCTGCGGTTTGCGGGGTGACGGTATCAACCCAGCTCCACTCGCCAAGAATTTGCGTCGGAGCCGAGGTGTCTTCCACAGTCGGCACAATCGTCCACACCGAACCATTGTTGGACTTCTCAATCACATACGGCTGAGATACTGCACCCCACTTGATGCCAACCGTCGTAACGGTCAAGCCTTCGTCACTGAAGTTAGTGAACGTCGTTGACGTAGAAGATTCAGTACCCAGCGCCTGTTGCAACGTACGCAGGTTCGTATTGAGTACGTCCACCGTACCCAAGGGCAGCGTCACCGCGCCTTGCCCCTCGTACAACGGCATCACCGTGCGTTCAATACACCAGAGTTGTACACCACGGTTCGCAAGATTGCTTAGGACCAAATACAACTGGTCATTCGCAATGTCGATCATCTCAGAAGTGATCTGCTGCGCACCCAGCCGACAACGCCTGTAGGCATGGTCAATGACCTGCCTAGTTGTGAATTGAGTTGTCGAAACTGTACCGGAAGTTGCCATCAGGGTCCCTCTTGCGCCGTGGTCTACTGCACCGAGCAGACCCTAATGACTATCTGTCGCTATCTTAGCACTTACCGCCGCCGTACATTGGCTTACGACGATACGCCGCCATACCGCCCTTCTTAAATACGCCGCGTCCCTTAAGAACGTCAGCGCGAGTGACCTTTCCGTCGCCCGTCAAATCAGGAAACCCGCCCTTGGCCATGCCGCCACGCGCTTTGCGATCCGGCATATCAAGACTTAATCCCGGTGCATATTTCTCAGCACGCTCCATTGCCTCTCGCGCACGACGATCCTGACGGCCCAGCATCTTCGCCTTCTTCGGACTACCACGATACGGAACCTTCTTGTCGCCGTATGCCATGTATTCGGTTTTGATAATTTCGCCGCCTTTGGCTTTCTTCGGAATCTTGGCACCGGCTTTGCGAGCTTCAGACAGTGCAATTGCAATGGCCTGCTTCGGGTTCTTGACAACCGGACCTTTCTTTGAACCCGAGTGCAACTCACCCTTCTTGTATTCGCGCATGACCTTAGCAACCTTGCCGCCCTTGGCGTAGCCCGTTGCTTCCCTTTTCATGGCAGAAGGTAAATCTTCTTCTGGCTCAACTCTATAATCTTTTAATCCGCTTGCCCCATAAGGAGACATTTTTTTAAACTTTTCAAGAGATGGTGAGCGCTGATTAATATAATCTTTAAATTCTCTGCTTCCGGGCCTTAAGCCCTTTGATAAAGCATCTTCAATAATTTTTACGCTAGTCATTTGTTCTTGCGTTCTAGGTGTAGACTTGAGAGCCTGTGGCGCTTCTCTTGTAGCAGGTTTACGTGGATATTGCCTGCTTACACCTGCTCCAACTTGACCGCCTGCCGCATAGCCCTGACCGCGCCCCATCACCGGACGCGATTCCATACGCGCCGCACCCTGCGCCGGAGCATTTGGCCTCGCACGAGCAGGCATGCCTTGAGCAGACATTGCCGCACGAACTGGCATCTCTTCGCGGTGTTCGCGCATCATTTTATCCAGCATCTTGACTTTACCGCCGCGAGCGTAACCTTCGTACGCGCCCTTAAACGGCTTCGACGGAGCCAAGTCCTTCTTCATTCCCGGCGGCTTCTTGTGCGAGACAGAACCACCGAACTCAAATTCTTTAACGTACTTAACGGCCATGTTCGTTTCCTCTAGAAGCGTGCTTTGAACGACGCCCACCATCCGGTGAATCGCGCCTTAAACACTATGAATTTAATCTCAATCTGATCTTTCCAAGAAAGCTGAACTGGAGAAACATCCGTTGCTTTTTTAGCTACTCGCTTGCGAACCACTTTCTTTTTCATCAGCAATCCCACTTGCGAAGTGACAACGCCTTACGAGTCGGACGGCCCTTCTCGTCTTTCATCGGACCCGGCATCCCAGACATACGCGCACAAAACGAACGCCGTCGTGCCGCTGCCTTCGGAGATTTCTTAGCCTGTTTAGCAGAAACCGGCGGCTTCAATGTCCCACCCGTCTCACGTTTGTAAGATGCACGCCCCGCAGCGTTCAAACCGCCTTCGGGATTTTTTCCAGCCTTACGCTGCCAAGCAGGACTCTTTGCCGCCCCGCCCTTGGAGTACATCTGCCAGTCAGACCAGTCGCCCGCGCACTTCATCAGCCGATCCTGTTGCCAATAAACGTGACTGAAGGAACTGCCGAAATAGACCCCGATGCGGCGCTATAATCAATTTTTAAGTCGGTATCTGATGCTTGCCACATTACTTGCACATAGTCATTTGCAGCAAATTGTTCAATGAAATTAAACTCAAAGAACGTGATCCCACCGTCCGCAACTTTGGGAACGGAGATCTGAGTAGCCGAGTTCGCAATGTTAGTACCATTTTTGCGCAACCAAAAAGTGGCGATATGGTCGTTAAAATCAGCATTATAAACTTGAGGGTTGAAGCTGCATTCGTATACCCCCGCTGCGGCGAAAGTGATGTTGCTGCTTGAAGCGATGGTGATTCCAGTATTAAACGCCGCCGATTCATCGAACTCAACAACATAAGCCACGTTAGCCGAAGTTGCTGTTTGATCGCGGGTAGACAAAAATGACGCATACGCCCGGTTCGTAATCGTATTGAATGGAACCGTACCCGCACTGATCGTGATGGAATTGAAAGTACCGGTCGCATTCGTAATCGTGACCGAACTAATCGCTCCGTTAGAAATGTTCAGCGAATTCCCAACAAACGTCTTGATCTGCGTTGCCGAGATCTTGACGGAGGTAGAACTCTGTACTGACTCAAACAGTTCGGTGCCGCCGAGCGCGGTACCCGCTGACAGATCCGTGATCTTGACGTTAGCCATGGCTTACTTCGTTGACTGCTGAACAACCGTGAAACGAACCGATCCGCTGCCTGAGTTAATCTTCAAGCGAACCGCTCGCATCAACGTCGTCGTGAACTGAGTTTCATCGCCACTCGCCGCCGTCAAACTTGCTACCGGATGCGGCACCGCCATCTGCACAATGCTCGTGTCAAACGGATCTTCGTTGGTGTACTCCACCGAATAGTTCACCGTTCCGCTCGTCTTGGCGGAAATCGTGGTGACCTGATTCGGCGTGTAAATGTCCATCGGAATCCAACCGGTATATCCCGGCAGAGCATTGCCAATGCTAATCGTCGCACTCGTCGGCGCAGAAGAAGTTACCCCAGTCACCGTCGCAAACGACAAAGCACCGGTCAACGTACCCGAAGCCGTCACTGCAAGCGTTTCCGTCTGCGATGCGCCACTCGGAGCCGTGCCCGTTACAACAAAGTTTACCGTTGCCGACTTCTCACTAAACGCAGTGATGTAAGCCGGAACCGTCAGCGTGGCAACGCCGCCTACCGCCAACGAACCATTGATCGTAATGGCACCGGAGTTGTTAATAACTTGAGCCGCAGCAACGCTATCGCCGTCTGCCGCAGGCTGTGATCTCGTAAAACTAATAGGACGCATGGTGCGACCCCTCTATAGTAAAAGGGGGCCGTTGCCAGCCCCCCGTTGTTACTGATTACAGCGTCAGGCTCTTGTACAGCGCAATGTACGCAGTCGTAGCACCAATCATCACCGGAATGTAACCGGTCTGATCAGCCACCACACCCGACAGCGCACTGCCGCTCGTCAGCTTGGTCGAGCCAATCGTAAGCGTGGTGCAAAGAAGATTCGTCACCGTGCCGGACGCAGCCGTAAGAACCGTGGCCGAAACAGCCGAAGAAGAAACGGTGCCGGAAACAAGATCGCCTTCAAAACCATTGTTGGACCGTACCGGCCCGGAAAAAGTTGTTCTCGCCATTGCAAATCACCTCATGCACAAGTCGCCCATCCGTCTGTGCATCGTCCGCTAGGCCGGTCGAATGGGCTAAATACACCTAGTCCTATTATGTAGTTTAGGACTTATTGCAAGACAGTCAAGCAAAAAGAAAGGGGGCCGAAGCCCCCTCTCTCCAGTCACTTGGACTGATTCGCGTCAAAGCCCAGCCGTGCCGTACACGGTGCGGGGGTCGGTCCAGCCGAAAGCGTAACGCTCAGTCGATTTAAATCTGGTCGAGTCGGTCTCGAAGTCGCCTTCCATGCTCTTCTCAAGGCCACGACGCATCATCAGCTTCAAGCCTTCCGGCGCGTCCGTCTTGATCCACCAAGCGGTGGTCGAGGTCAAACGCGAGAGGTTAGCCTGACCGCCAGCGAGGAGGCCCATCGACTTCACCGGGTTGATGTCGTTGTCGGCGGTGCCCGTACGGAGGACGCTCTTGAGGAGCACTTCCGCTTGGAACACGTTGGACGGCGACACCACGAGCTTCTCCGGGTTCAAACGGATGCGCTTGCCGTTGTTGTCAACAGCGTTGCGGATCTGAATGAGGAGCTGCTCAAGCGAGGTCTGCGAGAGCGCCGCAGGAGTCGTTAGCTGGTTGCTAAACGTACCGGCAGCAATCGGGTGGTTGGTGGCCACGAGAGGCACGCCGTCGCCGCCGTTAAAGCCAGCGGTGAAAGCGCGGTTCAGAACGTTGGCACCGAGGGTTTCCTTCGTTTCGATCAGCGACTGCGCCAAGTGCTTGGCATAGGTCTGGCCGATACGGATGTGGTCACCGTCTTCCACGAGTACCTTCGTGAGCGCGAATGCAAGGCCGTAAACCTTGTAAACGTAGCGCTGCAAGAAGAGCACGCCACCGGCCTGATACGTGACCGGCATACCGTCCGGAAGTTCCGGAGCAGCGCCGAACCCGTAGAGCACCGGCTCTTCGTGGTAGTTGCGGGGAATGCCCTGCTGCTGGACGAAGACTTGCTTCCACTCGTCAGCACGCTGGTCATAAACGCCATCGAAAGCCTCGTTAAGAATCGGCTCAACAATGGAACGAAAGTCAGTACTGCGCATTGGGACTGCCATGTTCTAGTCCTCCTTAGAATGCGGCCTTGTCAGCGACGTACTGGTGCTCGCTGATCTGGACCTGAACGATGGTGAAAGAATCGCCAGCAACGTTGCCGACTTCCGGGGCGATAGCGATAACGCGCATGACCTTGTTGCCCGAGGTCACAAAGCCCGAACGGTCGAGCTGAGCGAAGGACAAGCCGGTCGTCACGTTGCCGGAATCTACCGCTGCGAAATCAGCCTGATTGCCAATGTTCGTGACCGAAACCGAGCCGTTAGCTTGGATTTCGTACACGATGGCCGGGTCAAGCGTTACGTAGGCAACGATGTCCGTGGCGGCGGTTGAGGCCGTCCACTTGTTGCTTACGCGACGACGCCCGTCGGCATCGGTAAATTCGACGCCCATGAAGGTGCCGATGATGGGATCAGAAGCGCCAGCAGCTTCCACATATCCGTCCGTATCAAGCTTGACCGGCTGGAATTGCAGAATGTTAGCGTTGTAGCCTGTCTCAATCGTCAAAGCGGTCGGTCGAAGAGTGCCGCTCGGATGATAGGCAGGCCGGAGACCAAATGGTGCACTGGTCGATGACATGCGTTAAATCCTCACAAAAAAGATGTGTGGCTAAACGTCATTCCCACATTTGTGGGGCACGACGGTTAGCCGATTCCCGCATCGCCTCAATGCCGTCACCTTCGATCACATTTGAACCGGACTTCTGAGCCTGCTCACGCAAGAACTCAGCGGTCTCGGCCAGTCGGCTTTCTTCCCGAGCGGGCGCATCGTGGTGCGCTTCCTGCATGTACTTTTTGTACAGCGACAGGGGAATCTTAAAAGCCAACATCTCGTTGACGCCAATAAACCCAACATACTCGCCAGTTTTCATGGTGGCATATTCCCAGCCGGGAACATCCTCCGGTTTAATCGGCTCATATCCAAGCCGAATTCTGCCCTGTATCGAGTCTCTCGGATTCGTGGTTGTCAACCAGCAAGTGTGATAACCCGGAATCTTCGGCAAATCAGGCAACGCGGCCTGAAAAAATTGCTGACGGAACATTTCAACCCGGTCGTCATCGGAGATATTTCGCTCCTCTACCACTGCGCGATCATACGCAGCACGACTTCCGCGACCTTCGCCTAATGCCTTTTTCAGCCTTTCATCGCTCATAACTCGCTCCCTTGTTTAGCGAGAAGAATTGTTACGGTCATAATCAGCATAACGCTTTATATACTTTTGGCGCAAGTCTGGGTTATCCCACACCCCTGCGTCGATCAAAGCCTGTTTGCGTTCTGGGCTGATATAGATCTCTTTTCGGGTAGACGGCGCTGCATATTCGCGCTTACCGCCGACCGGGGGTCCGCCCCGTTTTTTGGCTTTTGGAGCTTCTTCCACGGCATCTTCCCCATACTTGTGCGGTAGCCGCTTGGCCACGCGGTTGTCGAGTTCAATCCAGTAGTCTTCCGTTGCCGGGTTGTACCCTTCAGCCGCGAGGCGCTTGTCAATGGCCTGCACAATCACAGAATCCTCGTCGCCGCCTCGTGGGTCGTACCAGTCATTGGCATCAATCCACTCCTTGGCATACGCCGCAACACGCGGGTCTGGACCTTCCTTCTTTGGCTCAACTTTGGTCTGCGCCTTGAGACTTTCCAGTTGCTTGCGGCGATCCATGAGTTGGTCACGGATGGCAAGCGCCTTAGCCACATCTTCGCCCTGACCCTGTTCAATGGCCTTGGCAATGATGCGGTCTACGGTCTGGATCTCGTTGCTCGTCTCGTTGAGACGCTGGTCCGCAGCCTGCTGATCAAACTCGGTCGTACGCTTTTCAACGGCATACAAGCGGCGTTTGAACTCTTCGTTCTCGGCCCGCAGGAAAGCCAATTCGCGCTCTTTGTGTTCAATCGCAGCACGGCGACGGAACTTACGCTGCTGGCGTTGTTGACGCTTTTCTTCCGGAGTAAGCGCCTTGCGACCGCGAGCGTCCTCTTCGGTATCTTCGCTGTCCGCATCTGCCAGCCGCTCATCGGATTCATCTTCCGCAGCCGCTTCAGGTTCTGGCGCTTCTTCCGCAGCTACCTGCTCGGGCGGGGTTTCGGTAATAAGGTATTCCTCTTTGGAATCCTCGTCGTCTTCTTTCAAAACTTCTTCTTTAGCCATGATTTAGCCCTCAGATAAACGCTTTGATGGCAAGCGGGTCACCCACTACGCCACCCACGATGTCTAGGTCATTGAAGATTACGAAAAGCGCCTCTTCGTCACTACCGAAGGGAACCTTCCACCGATCTCCGCCGTACTTGGGAACGCGAACGTATTCGCCCGGTTTACACCAAGATCCTTCCGGCCAAGACTCCATCGTGTTGCGATTCTTAAAGGCCAACGGTCCAAGGCTTACGACCTTGGCAATCTGGGTATTCCAGATCTCCGTCTCTCGCGTTTCGGTGTGCAGAATAATTCCGCCTTCGGACGTACGCTTTGCCGTACGAATCTGCACCAAAACACGCGAACCAAATGGAATCAAACCCGGCTCTACACTAGGAAAAGCCTGTTCTAACGTAGCCATTAAATATCCTCTAGGTCGTCTTCTTCTGCTTGTAGAAGTCGATCAATGTAAGTAACTGCGGCCTGCAACCCGGCGTAAGTGCCCACTGCCTTGCCATATTCAAACGAAGCATCCTTACCCTCAAGCTGCCGCTTCATCGCGTCGTGTGCGACACGAGCCTTGGCCCGCTCCAATTCATCAATGATGCGTTCAATCATGCGTTCTTTTTACCCTTTGACATTAGCGCGGGCGTTGCCTTGGGGTCGCCCTTTACCCCTTTGGTCCCTTCGACCATACCTTTCTTGGGACCGCCGTTCTTCATCTTCTGTCCATCAACGGCCATTCCCATTGCCATCATTTTGTGTTGGTTCATGTAATCGTTTGCCATAAATCACCCTTAAGGATTGATACCCGTACCTGTTGAAAAACTGACCTTTTCGCCCGTAATCGCTTCCATGGCTGCGATTTCTTTCGCCGTCTGGTTGTCTTCGCGGTTCGTGACGAGTTTGACGTTGAGTTCTGCACCCTGCCGTTTGTCGAGTCGGTCCTGCTTGATAAGTTCGCGCTGCATGTTGGCCTGCTGTCGAACTTGGCTGTCTTGAACTTCCTTCTGAAGTTTTGCTTGAGCCAATTGCAACTCGGCCTGCTTGACCTGAATGTTGGCTTGATCTGCCGCAGCCTTGCGCTGCACATCGGCCATCATCGCTTGAGCAGCCGGATCGACCGGCGCATTCATTCCCTGCATCTGCTGGAGCATGCCAATAGACTGCTGAATAATTTGCGGAATCGCTGCAAACGCTTGTTGCGCATCCGGTACGACACGCTGAGATGCTGCGGCCAACATCTGATCAAACGATTTCTTTACATCCGTATCGTTCACTTTTTGGAACTCGGAAATATCCCGCCCCGCAGCAGCCGAGGCCACCTCAAATACATGGGTCGCGTACCAAAGAGCAATATGCTCCTTGATGTGATTAAGCATCGTGGGTATGTAGGTCCCCGCTGCGAGCATAGAAGAACCCAAAATGGGACTCGTGAGATAATCAAGGTGAACCTGAAGATGCGCCAGATGATCTTGTTCTGGGAAGGCACTAACCGGACGCCCAAGTGTCGCAGCCACGTTTTCATTGACGGCATTCAACTCCTTCGGGGTCGGCGCAGGTAGCAGCAACTCCTTGGCATTCGGCACGCGAAGCTGATCAAGAATCCGCTCTTCTACTTTGCGTAGGTCATAGATCTGAGGCAACGCGAGCGCACGCTGAGCAACGGCTTGAACCTGCGCGTAACGCTGGGCCTCGGAGAAAATGTTGGGGTCCGAAACCGGCACCACATCCATCGGGCCGTCAAAGTCCGAACGCTTAACGAGCAACTCACCCGTTTCGTTCTTGACCTCTTCGTCCTCAAGGTACATCTGGTTGAGACGGTGCAGCACTTTAAGCGTGCGGCCCATGGCGTCATGCAATCGCGCATGAATCGCAGAGAACACGGCCATGCCCTGCTCGATGCGGGCCAACTGCGTCCCGACCGGCATGTTGCCTTGATTCTCGGAGATGTCTTCCAGAGTCGTGCGTACGACGCCCTTACCCGCTTCAACAAGGAACCCCAACAACGCCATCAAGGTCTGTGAGGGCTGGTTGAACGGAATCGGCATCGCAATCTTTCGGATGTCGTCCGAGAACGCGCCGCCTTCGATCTCCTTCACCTCGGTCGGATCAATACGCTCGGACTGACCCCCTTCTCTGCCACCCTTCAGCTTGAGCATGCCGGGGAAGTTCGCAATGTGCGCAGAGTCCAAAAGCGCTCTCAATGCACCCGTCGCCGCAGCAGAAATACCGCCAATCATCTGCGGGATGCCAATGGGATACGCACCACGCCACGGGACAAAGGGGAACTCAATGATCCACTGCATCTCTTCCATGGTCGGGTCTTCTTCCCGCCAGTTTCGGTAGATGGAGAGAACCTTGCCCGTGATTTTGTCAATGGAAATGATGTACGGCGCTAGACCGTAGTCTTCTTCCAAATCCGAGATAACATAGATCTCAAAGATCGTCCGCAGCCCATCGTCGTTGTAGGCATTAGAGTTACGACCTTCGATCTTGTTATTCGCCGTCTCAGACTTTGAGTACTCCGGCTCCACCGAGGCCACCGGAAGATCCACATCCCGGTACATCCCCGAGCGC